AATTGGGTCGCATTCTAGGAATTGAATACCTTCGTATTCTTCGCCGTAGGCAACCCAGCCGCCTTGTGGAATAAGAAAATTAAGAACTTCTGTGTTTGTCGCCATTAGGGTGTCACTTCCATTAGTACCATTGTTGAAGTCGAACCTGGAGAAGTTGTGTCATTGACATAAACTGTTCCTGCGCCCGCTTGATTTGCAAATTGAGTTTTGTAAGTTGTTGCAGACGTAGTGGCTGGACTGTCTAAATAGACGGCTGAAGATGAACCAAATGCGTTGCCGCCACTTCCGTCATTATTTCCAGCAAAACTTTCTGAATTAAGTATTGTTGTCGATCCTCGCACTAATCTAATTTGTAAGCGTGTGTTTGCATTATACTTATGGCAGCCGTTTTGATTGAACATAATCAAAATCTTATTGCTTGATGATGTTGGTGTGATTGTTGCAGATAAATTTGTGTCAGCAAAAGTCGTAGTCGCACTTCCCACTCCCGTGGTCGTTGAACCATAAATTATTTGTACAACCTTGCCACTGCTAGGCGTTGCCCATGCAGGAACACCGCCCGAAACCGTAAGAACCTGACCGCTGCTACCAATGCCCAATCGCGTATTCGTGTTTGCGGTTGCTGATGAATAAGCAAGATCACCAAGCGTTGTGCCTGGCTGCAATGCCTTCAGTCGTGTGTCAACGCCCTGCAACGCAACGTCAAAATCTGCTGGAAGATCGGTGACCAGGTCGCTCGACGTTGGAAGAACAAAACCATAATTCGTGGTCGGGTTCGCCATGTGTATTTCTCCTTTTCTAAGCCACTATTGTGGCATTTGCCCAGTCTAAAGTCGGCGACACGCTTGCCCACGTTTCGGTGATCGGAACGTCGTTCCAGCGCATTGCCTGCAATGAGTATGCCAACGGTGACAACAATAACGTGACGCTCAAACGGTTATAGGAAGCCTGAAACGACCAGCCTTCGACAAAACCCTGGAATGTACCCGACGCCATGTTCAGCGGCAGATTGTTCAGGGCAATTGCTTCACCCATGAAAATGTTGATTAGGTTGTCACGATCGGAATTGTCAATTTCAGGGTTTGTCAGGTCAAATGAAATTTCGCTAAAAATTGGTTGTGGTTGGGCACGCAATGACAAATAGAAATTTGCCTGGGCGGTCGCGTCAGCTGAATCGTGCAATGTTGTTTCAATAATTTGACCAAGCGTGCCGTAAAGTGAAATTGAAGTGTTGTCGCTGGCACTGACTTCGTGTTGTGAATTTGCCCCGTATTTGATTGTCAGGGCATTGCGTACGTCGCCAACACGGGTTTCAATACGCAAACCCGCTGCACGGGCATGATTGGCGTCAAGGTCAACATAACCGTTTGCTGAAAGGTAAGTCGTGCGGTGCGTACTGTCTGCATAACCAATGCGACCCTGGGCGTCTTCGTAAATGTAACCCAGCCCTGAAGTCGCAAGGGCTGAAACCAAACTGTAAGCGTCAATTGACCCCGCACCGCTTCCGCGTGCTGAAAGGTCATAATTGCCTGGGCGGTCAATTTCACCCAACCCTGTGTTGCCAGCATTTGCCCAGGTGACCGTTGGGTCGTATGTTGCCCAAGTCAATGCCCCTGGCACTTCAGCCCATGTTTGAAACAAAACCGTTCTGAGAACGTCATAAATCTGATCACCGTCAAAATCGCGTGGCAAGGGGTCTGTAAAAATAGATTTTGGTAAACGTGCCAATGCGCCCAATGCGGTGATCGAATACGTTTGCGTGAACATGGTCGTGCCTACGTCGCGCACTTCCAAACCAATGTCAACAACGTTGCCGCCAAAAATGGCAACAAATGTGCCTGAAGTGTCTTGAACTGAAACGCCAATTGTTGAATTGATGTTGACGGGGATTGCGGTTTGATTAACGTCCAGCAGCTGAAGATTGACATAACCCGCCTGCGCCTGTTCATAAATGTTTGTTCGACCGCTGCGAATTGTAAGGTTTGCCAAAACTGCGTCGGTGTATTCCACACCGTCAATTTCAACCAACCAAATGGGTGACCATTGCGTCATGTTAAATCGCCACCAGGTTGGTCGCGCCGCCTGTTCCGCGATAGTAAGAATTGTTCAATGTGTCAACGATCGTGCGGGCAGTGCCTTCCTTATCAAATGCACCCGTTACGGTCAGGTTGATTGTTGTGCCCAAACCAAGCCGTTCAGAATTGGCACGGTCTGATAACCCACGCGATTCAGGCGAACCAATAAAACCACCGCTGACGGTCGCTGCTGCTGCAACGCTGGCTGACATTGCGGCTGCTGCAACACCCCCGCCACCGCCACCGCCACCGCCACCGCCAGTTGACGGTGCTGGAATTGTCGGAATCTTTGGCACTGATGTTGAAACTGTCGGTGTCTTGATTGAAGGAACGCTGACCGTTGGCGTTGAAATCTTTGAAACATTTGGCAAAAATGGAATGGCGTTATAGGCAGAAATCAATGCGTTGATTCCAGCAACCGCCCCGGAAATTAAACCGTTCAGAATTTTCACCACGCCTGCAATGACGTCAATGACGCCGCCTGCAATTTTGCCTGCAACCTGTAAAGCCCCGCCCAATACCGTGCCAATAACGGGTGCAAGATAGGTCGCAATGTAACCGCCAAATTCTTTGAATGTGTCAAGGTTGTCACCAATAGCGTCGCGAACATAACCAAATGCTTTGACCAAACCATTGATGATCGGCGTGAAAACACTGGTGATTGTTTTGCCAACCGTTGTGATGACACCGCCCAAACCGTTGCCGTCTAGGCTGAAGGCGTTTGAAAATGCGTTGATTGCTGGCAATGCGTTTTGATTGATGAAGTTGATTACCTTTTCAAGAATAGGCAACAACGCAAAACCAATTGTTTCTTTTGCTTCGTCGAAGGCGACCTGCATGCGTGCAATTCGTCCCGCGTATGTGTCAGCGTTACGCGCAGCAGCCCCGCCAAATAAATCTGAAAGGCGACCTTGCACCGCAGTGAAATCCATTGTTTTCAATTCAGCAGCTGAAAGACCAATTCCTAATTTGCCAAGCGCAGCAGTGTTGCCGTCGTACGCCTTGCCCAATGCGTTTGCCACTGTTTCCAGCGGTTTGCCCGTTGCAGTTGCAACGTCAAGTGCGGTTGAAAGTAAATCTTGCGCCTGGGTGATGTCTCCCGTCGATCTAACCAGGCGACCCAATGCTGGGCGCAATTCGTCGTCAGCCACACCCGTTGCCAATGACATTTGAAGAATGGATTGTTCAGTCGCGGCAATTTGTGCCTGTGTCGCGCCCGTAGCGTTTTCCAACGCCAACGCCAATTGTGTTTGTGCCTTCTCGTCTTCAATGGCGGCTTTGACGCCTTCAACACCGATTTTGATTGCGTAAGCACCTGCGGCTGCGGCTGCGGCTGCAAACGCCGCGCCAACCATTTTGCCAACCTTGCCCATTTTGTCGCCGAAAGTGTCAACGTCATTGCCAGCGGCTTTCAGCGATTTGTTTAAATTGTCAACGTCGCCAAGAATGGAAAGTTTAAGGGTGCGACTGCCAGCCATTAGTCAAACTCCTTCACAACTTTGACGAATGCGTTTTCCCAACGCTTGACGATTTCAGGTTGGATTCTGCGCAATGTCGGATAGATAAACCAGCCACGAGAACCGCGACCTTCACGACCTGACCACACTGGGAATTGTTTCTTTGTATTTGAACCGAATTCATTTCCTGCCCACAACTGTTGCGTTGTGCCCCCGCCTGAAAACTTTTGTGCTGCAAATCCGTAGCTGATCTCACCAATTTTGGAAGACTTTGAAACCCTTGCACCCGTAGCGATTCTGACTTTTGCAGTCTGATTTGTGTTGCTGGTCGCTGCTGCGTCAATAACGCTTGAACGTACATAGTCAGCCAATTCGCTGCTGATGACTTTTGCCTGGTTGGTTGCTTCTTCGTCCATTGCTTTGAATGAACGGGTTATGGCGCGCAATTCCGCTTTGTCATAACTGATCGCGTCAGTTGCCATTTGCCCGCCTTTCTAAAATTTCAATGACCGTCAAAATGTCTTCGGCACTTTCAAATTCGCTGGGCGGTAGCCCCGTTGCCAGGGCTACTTCCCAAACGATTCGGCTTAGGCTTCCGACTGGGTGGCTTTTGGGTTTGCTTCACCGACGATCACTTCGGAAATGGTTTCCGTCCATGCTTCGATTGGCTTGACTGGTTTCCCAGCGGCTTCGCGCTTCATGGCGTGATAGGCGAGAAATACTAAATCGGAAATTCCGATTTTTTCCTGTGCCTGGGCAATGGTGTGACCCGTGTGCTTTTCCCATTTCACCCATTCAGGCGGTGCAGCCGTGTAAGTGATTTGGTCGCCGTTATTGTATTCAATTGTTATTGGTAACTTCATTTTGTCTCCCGATTAGTTGTTTCTAGCTGAATGTCTCGGTTGGTGTTCCAACCACTACGAATGATAGATCAACGGTTTGGGCGTCAGGTGCTGCCCCGCCGACTGCTGGAAATACTGGCATGACGTTGAATGCAAAAACCGCACCAGTCACGGCAGTCAATGAAACTGCAAGTGTTGTGTTTGGTGCAGTTTCGCAGGCAGTCCATAGTGCTTCACATAATGATGAAGCCGCACCCCAGTCTGCAAGCATTGAAATGTCGAATGTCCACTGATCGTCAATGTGCTTATACGCCTTGCCGTCAAGTGTTTGATAAGTCTCAACGGTTGGTGAATTTGCAAGTGTTGCGCTGGTCGCCTGCGCGTCGTAGTTAACGGTTGCAATGGTCACGACTAAATCGCGACCAGTGATGATTGTCGTTGGCATTTTGTCCCCTATGTTGTTTGTGTGTAGTACGTTGAAACGTTGATGTCCGCAACCAACATGGGCGACTGACCCACTTCAAGAACCGTCGGCTTTTCGATCTGTCCAACAACGTATCCTGCGGGCATTGCCGCAAGAATTCCCATGATGAGTTTTTCCAGGTTGTCCAATGACCCTGCGTTGCTATTGGAAGCAACAATGGCAGTAATTGCAAAATTGATTTTGACCTGTGTTTTTGCCTTGCCTATCAAAACAACTTCCATGTAAGGCGAATCAGGCACGATCACAATGGCAGGTGGAATTGGTGATTCAGGCACGCTTGCATAGCAGGTCGCCGATAACGCGCTGAAGGCGTTGGCTAAGGCTGCGCGGGTTTCGGAAACGGCATTGGCTGGCACTTATTGAACGACCGTTTCAACGTCCAGGTACGGCATAAGCAACGTGGAAACACGATTGGTCAGGCTGCGCCCCATACGGTACGGCGTCGAAGTAAAGTCCACGCCTTCGATCTGACCGCCTGCGGCAACGCGTGACTGAAAGACTTCAACGCTAACTGCCAAAATTGCAGATTCAATTGGGGCACTGGTTGCGTATAAATCAGCTGCGGAATAGCCTGAAAGTGTTGCAGTGCCTGACGGAATTATCTCGCGCAAGGTGACGTCAGTTGAAGTCAATGCAGCGGTGAAATAGTACGGTGTTACGGTCACCACTGTGTGGGTTGCCGTGAATGGTGCAGGCAAACCAGCAACAATGACTGATTGACCAGCAACGAAATGGTGTTCGCGTTGGGTGTAAAAATAAGCAACGTTTGATTCTAATTTGTAAGCGTTGACGGCTGAAGTGTTTGCAACCAACATGGGCAAAATGACCGCTTCAGCGGTGTTAATGATTTCGTCCAGGTAACTGTCTGAATAAAGTGAAACGGACACGCCAAGCACCGTGCGCAATTGGCTTGCAGTGACAATGACTGGCATGTCCGTTTCCTTTCGATCGGCTGCGGCGAGATCGGGAGAACCCGCCGCATGATTAGTTGGGGTTATTTATCAGGTCTTATTGATACCGAATGCGCCTGCACCGATTTTCGTTGCAATTGCACCGTATCCATAAACTGAAACTGAAACCTGACCTGAAGCAATAACGTCAGCGCGTAGGCGATACGTTGGTGATTCATACCATGTGTATGCAGTTGGGTTGATGATTAGCATTGAATCATCTTTGTCAGTGTCATTTGCTGACGGAACGTTTGCAGTGACATAAAGATCAAGTCCTGCAACGTTTCCACGAATTGAATCGGGACGAACTGAACCACCCGCGTTTGAAGGTTGTGCAGCCATGTAAATTGGACGACCTGAATCGTTCAATGTCATTAGATTTGCCCACTGTGATGTGTTCGCAAGAATGTTGCGCGCAAATCCCTGTGTGTTTGAATAAACTGAAGCAGCACCGCGTGAAACAAAACCAAGCAATTCAGCTGCTGTTGGGTATGTTGTCAGTGTTGTTGCATCAGCTGTTGCACCGCTTGCAAGTGCAGTGTAAACGGCTAGGTCTGTTGCTTTTGCGTACGCTGCTGACATGTTTGTCAATAACTCATTGAAAAATAGCGGTGAAGTACGGTCAAGCAATTCAACGGAAAATGTCTGTTGTCCTGCGTACTTCTTGACGGATACTGAAAGGAAACTAGAAGCCTGGTCAGTTTCTGAAGGTGTGCCTGCTTCGGCAGTTTCTGCCACTGTTGGCATTGTTGTGATCTTTGGAATTTCAAATGACATTCCAGCGTCAGGCAATACGCCGCGAGAAATCGCGTCAACTGCTGAACGGGTTGTGTTTGCTAGTCCATTGATTACTTCAGTCAACTGACGTGTAGGCACTAAACCTGCGTTGTCTGTTGTGTCATCTGCTGCTGCAACGTACTGACGAGCGTTCTCGTCACCCAATGAAGCGCGGATTGTGTTTTCTAGGTACTTAGCGGCGGTGAACTCTAAGCGTGGCTTAGTTGTCCAACCACCGACCGCAGCATTTACGTTTGCGGTTACTGACTGGGCGGCTTCTACCGTTTCGGCGGTTGAAGCGTCTTTGACGGTGTCTTCCACTTCGTCTTCTCCTTCTGTTGGTTGTGCTTCAGGTTCGATTGTCGAATCTGAAATTTCTGTCTCGCCTTCTGTGGCTGCTACTTCTGCAACGCGTGCTGATCGAATGGCAGGTTCTGACGTCAATGCGACACCAGTCATTTCACCCTTCAAAATGCGCACTGTTCCGTCTTTCAGTGTTTCGTATTCGTCAAAATAAACTTCAACGCTGAAACCGTCGCGCAAACCTTCAGCGGCTTCAACCAATGCGTCATTGCCCGCAGTTGTTTCAGCAATTTTGAATGTTGCGTCAATGCCCTGATCGGTTGATTGAATTGAAAGTGTTTTGCCAATGCGACGTGTGCGGTCGTGTTCAAGATTAAGCAGCACCGGGGTCGCTTCGATTGAATTCTTTGCAAACTGCACTTTACCTATTGAAGCGTTACCAGTTTCTTCAAATGTGACAATGCGCCCTGTGATTGTACGACTGTTTGAATCAGCCGCCGTGATTGCAATGGGTGTGATCAGTTTTTTCATAGCAGCATGTCTTCTTCCTCGCGTATTTCTTCGATCGACATTGCGCCGATACGATTTAAGATTTCATAAACCTGCGCGCGCTCATAAGGATTGCCACGAAGGAAATCGTCAAGATCAAACATGACCCTGTTGCCTGCTGGGGTGAAATCCGCGAAAGATAGGCGTTGTTCAATTATGGACATGTAATTTCTGAAAGCAAAATCGACCAGGTCGCGCCTTTTGTCTAAGGCGTTGGAATAGGTGAAACTCGATTGTTGCGAATCTGTGAAGTATGCAGGCAAACCGCAAGCGCGTGATAATTCAAGGGCAACGTAATTGCGGGCTTCGTTCAGCTGGAGATTCTTTGGGTCGTAACCAATTGTTTCAAGCGTTACGTCAGCATTTAAGAATGCCGTTGATTTGTTGCTGCGTGCAGTGCGCCATGATGACAACAATTTTGCGACGCGGTCTGCTGGAAGTGATGTGCCATTTGATTTCAAAACCATTTGTGGAATTGGTTCATTGGCAAAATTCATTGAAGCCTTTTCAAGTGCGGCGGCAGCCTTAATTGTGCGACCAGCGCGGGCAAGCAAACCTTCTTGCGTGTTTGGAAAAACAACTAGGTTTGTCGGGTCAATTGGTGTCCCGTCAATTTCGTAAGAATCAATTTCTGTGCTGTTGGCGTTCGTCGTAATTGAAACGCGCTCAGGTGCAACACGTTCCATTGCACGAATTTTTCCCGTGTCGGCATACCGTTCCATAACGTAGCCATAAGCAGAATTATGAAAAAACAAATCTGAAATTATCCATGCCCAAAATGTTGAACCTGGGATTCGTGGGTCAGGCTGATTAATCACGCGCGGTTGCGTTACCTTTTCGCCTGTTGCTTCATTGCGTGTGTGCATTGGCAATGACGAAATTGTTTGAATGATTCCCAATGCGCGGGCAACTGTTGGCACGCTCATTGCTTCAGCGCGGTTGGCATTTTGTATGCCGTACAGAAAAAAATTATTGTTTTCAGTAAAATACGGCGCAAGTGAAGCGTCAACGTCCAAAGGCGCAGCTGGAACGGCAGCCGCAACCTTTGGCACAAATAGATCAAATAAACCCATGCGCAAATTGTGTCAGGCTTATACGATCAACCCACCATGATGTCAAGATCATTCTCTGGGCGTGTCGCAAAATGTGTCGCAAGGGCAACTGCCACACTGCCGCAAACGACCGATTGTGACGCGCGCCTTCCTATAACCCAGCCGCCGTCCCCACGACGCAATTGCACCGCTGCCAAAACTTCTTCGGACAATTGTGCCTGACCACGGTGTTTCAAACGACCCGAATTGATTGCACTCAACATTTCGTCGCAGGCTTGCGGATAAACGCCGTCCATGTCGAAAATTGGAATCCCAGCAGGTGCAAGGCGAGCGGCAACCGCTGCGCTTGTCTTTCGGCTATACAAAACGTATTCGGTTGGGTATTTGCGGGCATAATCGGCAAGATCGTTGGCAATTGCCTTATCGTCCAACTGAAGATCGTTTTGCCAGGTGTGCAGCAACTTCACCACAAATTGTTCGTTCCCAATTTTTTGCGCGCCCACCAATGAAGCGTGTCTTCGATCAGGCGAAAGATCAATTGCCAGCCAGGTCAGTTTGTCAATGTCTAGGTCAACCGACTTATCCAGGCAGTTACCCCATGAAGCAGCGTCCACTGCGCTATTGATCGCTACAACCCAACGGCACAACACTTCAGTCATTACAACGTCAGGCGGGTCGTTTAGTACCGATTTGATGTTGTCGGCGTGAATCAGTGTGCCCATTGAAGGATTGGCGTGCCGCGCATTGTCCACGCTTATTTCGTCGGTTGGTGCTGACCATTCAAAATAACCAATGTCATCTTCGACGCCTGCAATGGAAGCCAGGGCACGATCGCGGAATTGATTCAACACGACGCTGCTGGAATCGCCCGCGTTTGTGTACGCCATGACCATTGGATTGGTTGCAGCCATAAGGGTGTATCTAAGCGACGCAAAACTTTCAATGTCAGTCATTTCGCGCAATTCGTCTAGGTGAATCGTGGAAGGTCGCGAAACACCACGGGCAGCCGAACCGCCCGCGCGCACAATAAACCGATTGCCTGTAAGGGTTTCAATTTCTTCACCACCGTGTTGCCAACGTATCTTCTTGACCTGTTTTGCCAGCGAATCATTCTTTTCAATGATCTGCACCATTGCCCTGAATTGTTCCAGCGACGTGGACAAGCGGTGCGCCGAACCGATTTGCAGGTTTTCGTCCCATAGAAACAAGCCGCCCAAAATCCGAATCAGCTGAAGAAATGATTTGCCGTTCTGCCGTGCAACCACGATCGTGTTGACTGGTGAAGCCCAGCGACCGTCAGGCTTGACTTTGTGTGTGTGAATAAGCGCGAATTTCTGCCATTCCATAAGTTCAATGCCCAAACTGCTGGCAAGGTCAATCAATTCACCCCCGCGTGAAGGTAAATCGTTCAGTGGGGTGTGGATTCGGGGGGTTTGAACGCCAAAAAGGGCATTTGCGGGTTCTGTGTCCCTACCCAAAACCGTTTGAAGCCCGTTTAAGCCTTCTTCGGTTGGTTGGTGACCTTCTATGACCTTTTCAGTCATTTTCGTGGCTTCTTGAGTCGTTTGGGGGGAGAATCAAACACGAAAGGGTCAGGGGTGTCTTAGGTTCACTAAAAAACCTACCCCCCTTCGAAGAATTGCAACTTCCGCATAGCGTCTGAAGATTCCAGTCGTCGTCCGTGCCGCCTGCTAAGCGTGGCAGTATGTGATCAACCGAATTGCCTTCCGCACCGCATGCCTGGCAAGTGTAACCGTCACGTTGAAGGATACGGCTTCGAATCTTGCGCCATTTGCTGGTGCTTCCATTGTCCTTCAATGCGCTTGCCACTAGTAGTAATTCCTTTCAATGTGGAACGCCCACGCCTTGCATGGCGTTTGATAACGCTTTGTTATGTATCGAAGCGTTGCGTCAATTTGGCGATAAGGGTCAAGGTCACGGTAATGCGTTGACCGCATTTGACCCAAACCGAAATGCGAACCGTTCTTCGCCCGATACGACCAACGGCTTTCCTTTGTGATGATTCGATTGAAACACTGGAATTCTTTATAGTCAAGAATCCTTGAATGTGCATAAAGTTTCAAATGGTCTATTGAGTAATTAGCAGCTGAAGCAGGGCTTGCCCCTATCGGTGCGACGAA